CGTAGCAGCACCAGAAGTTGAGGCAACGGCTGTTGAAGCCGCTCGCCCAACTGTTACAGCAAATCTCCAAGTGAAAGAGCGCATTGCTCCTCTCACATCTTCACAGTACCTAGATGCAAGCATCAAGGCAGCAATGGGAGACGACTCAGCTCGTCGTACTGTTCTTGCAGCGGATGACTCAACATCAACAAACACAGGTCTAACACTTCCTTCACACCTCAACACATTCCTAACAGATACATTCTCTGGCCGTCCAGCGTTTAATGCTGTTACTCGTGGATCACTTGCCGGTATTGACGGAATGTCTTTCACAATTCCACGTCTTTACACAAATGCCGCAACTGCTAACACAGCACCAACAGTTGCAGCAGTTAACGAAGGCGCAGCAACTTCAGAGACAGGCATGACTTCTGCTTACGACACAATTTCAGTACAGAAGTATTCAGGTCTAAACGAAGTTTCATTCGAATTGATCGACCGCTCATCTCCAGCATTTATGGAACTGCTAATGGCAGAACTCCGTAAGGCATATGAAAAGGCAACAGATGCAGCGTTGCTTTCAGCATTTGCTACTTCTGGAACAGTTGCAACATCAACAGCAGCAACAGCAGCAGGTCTCCAATCATTTATTGCTACTGAGTCAGCAGCAGCATACAAGGGAACTGGTGGCGATTATGCTAACCAGCTTGTAGCATCTACTGATCAATGGGCTGCCATCATGGGTTATGCCGATGATAACAAACGTCCACTTTACGCTGCTGCACAACCACAGAACGCAGCAGGCGCAGTATCACAAGGATCAACAGTTGGCAACGTTCTTGGTGCAAACCTTATCGTTGATCACAACATCACAACCAATGGTGTAATCGATGACTCAGCATTCCTTGTTGCTCCAGGGTCTGTTTATACATGGGAGTCACCAACAACTAACCTTCGTGTTAACTTGCTTGGAACTGGCCAAATCCAGATCGCACTTTACGGTTACCTAGCAATTTACGTAGGCAAGTCCGGCAAGGGCGTTCGTCGCTATAACCTAACTTAATAAGTTAGAAACTAAGTCGCTGGCGGCCTAGTGCCCTTCTAGGCCGCCAGTCTTTAGAAAGGAGATCAAATGTCGATAACTTCCGTAGCGACTCTTCGGAGCGCACTTGGAGTTGGCGCACTTTACGCTGACGCGACCCTACAAGAAGTCTGCGATGCCGCAGATAATGTGTTGATCCCTTTTCTATGGACAAACGATAATTTTAACGTCGCTCACAGCAACACGACGACAGAGGCAACCCTATATTTTGACGAAGTAGTTACCGGCACTTATTACGTTGGCCAGTCAGTAATTATTACTAAGAATGGCTCGCCTTTTAACGGCACTAAAACAATTACTGGCGTTGGCGAATACTCAATAACTTATGCGGTAACTGGTAGCCCAACAGCTAGTGAATATCACCCAGTAGTGCCTTACGGTGTCGTTTCAGGCGTTACTCAGAATACTTATTCAACGATCCCTGCGATCCAAGAAGCCAGCCTAATGATCGCTATAGACATCTGGCAGAGCCGCCAAGCACCTTCAAGCGGTGGCGTTACAGTTGACGGATACGCTCCAAGCCCTTATCGCATGGGTAACACTTTACTTGCTCGCGTTCGTGGCTTACTTGCACCTTATCTCGATCCGCGTTCGATGGTTGGCTAACCATGACCGCAGCCATATCAACTCTTCGCACAACTATCGCAACTGCCCTGGTTGATAACGCGCTTTGGTCAGTATTTAGTTTTCCACCGGCAACACCGATCGCTAACAGCATCGTGGTTAGCCCTGCCGATCCTTATGTAACGCCAAACAACAACAGTTACAACACGATCGCGCCTACTGCTAATTTTAATCTTAATGTGTTCGTGCCTTTATTAGATAACGAAGGCAATTTAAATGGAATTGAGGAAATGCTGGTAGCAATGTTTAACAAGTTATCAGCTTCTTCTATCGTCTATAATGTGGGAGAAGTGAGCGCACCTAGCGTTCTCAATGCTGCATCGGGCGATCTTTTAACCTGCTCAATGCAGGTTTCAGTCCTAACGAGTTGGAGTTAAACCATGTCCGAATGGGAAAAAGAACAAGCAGAGTTCCTGATCAAGATCGGGCAAACTCCTGCAACACCAGCACCAAAACCAGCAACTAAGAAAGATGAGGAATAAACCAAATGGCAGTATTTCTAAATAATGGAGTAGTGGTTACTGTTAACTCGGTTGACCTCTCAAACCATGTAACTTCAGTAACTTTAAACCGTACTTTCGATGAACTCGAAGTAACAGCAATGGGTGACTCAGGCCACAAGTTCGTAAAAGGCTTGGAAGCATCGTCACTTACTATTGACTTCCTAAACGACACAGCGACATCAAACGTTCTACAAACTTTGCAGTCCGCTTACGGAACTTCAGTTACAGTTACACTAAAGCAAACTTCAGCAGCTACTTCAGCAACTAACCCGCTTTACACAATGACTTGCCTAATTAACAACCTAACCGATATCAACGGCGCAGTTGGCGATCTTGGCACTCAGTCAGTAACTTGGACAATTAACGGCACAGTAGCAATTACAACTTCCTGATAACTAACTAAGGGGCAAACAATGGCAAAACTAAAGGTAACAAGGGCAGACGGAAGCGTTAACGAGTACCAGATCACTCCGGCGATCGAGTACGCCTTCGAGCAATATGCAAAGAAGGGTTTTCACAAAGCCTTTAGGGATGACGAAAAGCAGAGCGATGTTTATTGGCTCTGCTGGGAAGCAATACGTCGGTCGGGTGAAACCGTAAAACCCTTCGGAGAAGCGTTCTTAGAGACATTGACGAGAGTTGAAGTGCTCGATGACGACCCTTTGGAGTAACGCGGGAGTCCTTCACCTATCTCGTAGCGAGACTATCGCTTGAGACAGGACTCTCGCCACAGACTTTAATTGAACTAGATCACACGATGTTCAGGACTTTATTACAAGCCCTGAAGGACAGAGCAAAGGAGCAAGCGGATGCCAACAGAAGTAAAAGGCGCAGATAAACTCCGCAAAGCCCTAAAGCAATACGAGCCTGATCTAGCCAAAGAAACAACCAAAGAACTTGGCAACTTGCTAAAGCCGATCGCAGCTAAAGCGCGAGGCTACATGCCTGCTCAGTCACCTTTGAGCGGTTGGGCTGATCGATCTTTTAATGAAGGTCGCTTTCCAACTTACAACGCTTCAATAGCCAAGAAGGGTATTACTTACAGGACTTCACCTAGCCGCCCAAATAATCGCGGCTGGCGTTCGCTCGTATCTTTGCTCAACAAATCTGCTGCTGGCGCTATCTATGAAACTGCTGGACGTAAGAACCCCGGCGGAAACTTCTCACCACGCTTAGGCGGCGACCCTAAAGGCCAAGGCAAAATGCAGGGTCGCGGTATTTTCCGCGCTTGGAATGAAGATCAAGGTAAAACACAGGGCGCGGTTATTAAGGCGCTTGAAGGTGCTGCCGCTAAGTTTAACGCCAAGACAGGTAAATATAACTAATGGCAAGTAATGTTAAAGTAGATATCGCGGCCGAGTTCGTCGGTCGTAAAGCCTTCGTAGATGCCGCTAAAGCCACTATTGGACTCAACAACCAAGTCAAAACACTCGCTAAATCCTATTTAGGATTATTTACTATCCAGCGTTTAGGTTACGCCCAATTTAATGCAGCTAAAGCCTTTGCAGCCGATGATAAGGCAGCTCGAACTCTTAGTCGATCCTTGGACAATTTAGGTTTATCCTATGCGGATCCAGCAGTTAAAACCTTTATAGCTGATCTTGAAAAACAGTTTGGCGTACTCGATGACCAACTTCGTCCAGCCTTTCAACGTTTATTAACCACAACTGGCGATGTTGCTAAAGCCCAGTCATTGCTTCGTACCGCTCTTGATCTATCCGCAGCTAGTGGCCAAGATGTAGTTACAGTTGCCGGCGATTTAAGTAAGGGTTATGTAGGACAGACTCGCGCACTTGCTAAGTATGGTATCGGTCTAACTCAGGCTCAACTCAAGGCGATGTCTTTTGAGCAAGTCCAAGCCAGAATTAACTCACTCTTTGGTGGTCAAGCACAGGTCGCTGTCGATACTTATGCAGGCAAATTTGATCGACTAAATGTATCTATTCGAAACGCTCAAGAAACGCTTGGAAAGGGCTTTCTTAATTCTTTGACCGCTATTGGCGGCGGTGGCACTCAGGGCTTTGATAACACTCTTAACTTTATCGACAGCCTTGCACAAAAGGCAGCCAAGTTCCAAACCAACTTCGGCATTGGCATAGGTCAATTCTTGGCGATACTTCGTGGGGACTTTGCCGCAGTAAAAGCACTCGGTGAAGGTATAGGCAAATCCGCGCCATTCATGGGTTCAATTCCTTCGATCCAGTCAGAAGTCAACAAGAAAACTGCTTGGGATCGCATAAATCAATACAAGAAGGAAGCTGCGCTACAGGCTAAGTTACTTGCAGCAAAAAAGGCTGAACTTAAAGCCGCCAAAGAACAAGAAGCCCTAAAAAAGGCTGGAACGCTGTTCGATATTCAGCAGGCTCAGATTATTGCAGCACTTAAGGGCGACATCACTAATGAAGAACGCAAGCGCTTAGAACTTCAGTTAGCAATTATTACAAATAACGCTAACGAAGCATCTAAATTAGCCGGTGAACTTGCCAAGTCTCAAGGATTAACTCAGTCACTCGTTGCTTACTACTCAAACCTTCCAGATGCCAAGAACCCATTTTCAGGCTGGATAACTACTCTGCTCAATGCCCAGCAGCTTGCAGCATCTATCGCACAGGGCAACTATCAAGCTGCGCCGATGACTTCGATGGCTTCAGGCTATGGAGTAACTGGTCAGCAATATTCGCTTCCAAGTGCTTCCCAATTTACTAGCGCAGGTGGCGTTGAAGTAACGGTCAACGTAGATGCTGGCACAGTCATCGCTCAAGAAGGCTTGGTCGATGTAATCCGCGATAGCCTACTTAACGACTCATTGCAGGCTAAGTTTGCTGCTATTTACCGTCAAGGTGGATTAGGCGCGTTTGGGTAATGGCACTTCCAGCGCAGATCAGCGTATCTTTTGATTTCACCTCTGGCGCTACCTTTGGCTATCCCTTTACTATCGGCGATGCCAAATACGGCAAACTGGGAACTGGAACTCTCGCTTCGACTACAACTCCAGAACCAACCGTTGACCTAACTCCAGACGTTCGCTCGATCTCAATTAAGCGCGGTCGCAATATCATGCGCGACACTTATGAAGCTGGCACTTGCACAGTCCGAGTTCTTGATCCTAATTCTTATTTCAACCCACAAAACACTTCCAGCCCTTATTACGGCTACTTAACGCCCCTTCGCAAGCTGCGCGTATCGGCTACCTACAACGGCGTTGGTTACTTCCTATTTAGCGGTTATACAACCGACTACAAGTATTACTATCCTCAGAACCAAGATACAGGTTATGTCGATATCGTCTGTTCAGATGCTTTCCGTCTCATGCAGCAGGCAGGCGTTGTAACCGTTACAAATGCCACAGCAGGACAGGATACCGGCACACGCATCGATAAAATCCTAGATCAGGTCTCATTTCCAACTTCGATGCGCACTATCGACACAGGTAACACGACTTGCATAGCCGATCCTGGTACTTCTCGAACTGCCCTAGATGCGATCAAGAACGCTGAGTTCTCAGAGCAGGGCGCGTTTTATATTAACCCTGCTGGAACTGCCATATTTATCAACCGCACTAACGTTATCAAGAAGTATAACGAGACTCCGACCGAGTTTAACCAGTCAGGCGGTATCCCTTATACCGATCTACGCTTCCAATTCGATGATAAGTTGATTATTAACTCATCGACCATGACTCGATACGGCGGAACTGCTCAGAGCGCCACAGACTCAGCTTCTATTGCCAAGTATTTCCCTCACCAGTTAAACCAAACCAACCTAGTTCTTCAAACCGATGCGGATGCGCTAAACGTGGCAAAGATTTACGTGGCAACAAGAGCTGATACTACTATCCGCATCGATGCAATGACTGTCGATCTGCTTGATCCAGCCGTGCCAACTGCAACCATGCTGGCACTTGATTACTTTTCAAACTTAAAAATTACAAACGTTCAGCCAGACGGCTCGACTATCGTTAAAACTTTACAGGCGCAGGGTCTTGAATGGAGTATTACGCCCAACTCCATGAAGGTAACTGTTACAACTCTCGAACCGATCGTTGAAGGGTTCATCATCGGATCGAGTATTTCAGGTATAATCGGCACTAACATAATGGCGTACTAGGAGAATAAATGGCAACAGGATATCCAGCAGCAACAGGTGACGTTCTTTCGGCCGCCATGTATAACGGGCTAGTGGCTTTTACAGTCAACACCACCCAGACAGCGGATTACACAGCGGTTCTAAACGATGCTTACCAGACAATAACACCAATGAACAAGGCAACCGCTATCGCCTTCAAAATCCCTACAAACGCCAACGTGGCCTTTCCAGTAGGCACGGTTCTAACTGTCCTTAATATCGGTGCTGGAACATGCACAATTTCAGCAGTCACCAGCGGCACAACCACAGTCCTTTCGGCCGGTGCCGTTGCAGCTTCTCCAACCCTTGCGCAATACAAGTCAGCAGCCTGCATCAAGACTGCTACCGATACTTGGTATGTCGTGGGGGCTATTGCCTAATGCTTAACAACATAGCCGCTTTGATAGGTGGCGAGACTGCCGCTGTCGGCGATTATGAGTCTATTCAGACTTACACGATCGGCGCGGGTGGTTCTGCTTCAATTACTTTTAGCAGTATTCCAAGCACTTACAAACATTTGCAAATTAGAGCGTTAGGGCGAACAGACCGAGCGGTCTCTTTACCTGGCTTAGGTATGCGCTTTAACTCTGATACTGCTTCAAATTATTCTGACCATTCGTTAGTTGGAGACGGTGCAAGTGCTTCGGCTGGTTCAGATGTTGGGGTAAGTTACATATTCTTGGCTCGCTATTCAGGTTCATCAGCAAGCGCCAATATATTTGGCGCGGGAATAATAGACATTCTGGATTATGCCAATACAAACAAATATAAAACCACTAGAAATCTTGGCGGTACTGACTTAAACGGAAGTGGCCAAGTTACTCTTCAAAGCGGTTTATGGCGTTCAACTGCTGCGATTACTTCAATTCAACTTTACGCTGATATTTCTGGCAACCTTGCTCAATACTCATCCTTCGCGCTTTATGGGGTCAAATAATGGCTAAAACTTATGAACCGATAGCGACTACAACACTTGGCAGCGCTGCTGCTTCTTATACCTTTAGCAGCATACCTAGCACTTATACAGACCTAGTATTGGTGGCAGCCAATTTAGTAGCCACTACGGGTAATCCAAATGTGAATTTACAATTTAACGGTGATACATCCACTAATTATTCTGCAACGATTTTGGAAGGTACTGGCTCAGCGGCACAAAGCGCGAGAAAAACAAGTACAACTCAAATTGTCGAAGGTAACAATGTTTCTTTGGGCGGAAGTAATCCTTCAACAATTATTTACCAAATTATGAATTACTCAAACACTACAACTTACAAAACGGCTTTAATTAGAAATAATGAATTATCGGCAACTTACCCTGGAGTTGGTGCGGTTGTTGGGTTATGGCGCAACACCGCTGCAATTACTAGCGTTTCTTTGACGATAGGTAGCAGCA